GAGAGATTTAGCACAACCACCTGTTTTATTATCTGCCGGTAGTTTTTTATAGTTTTCGCTTTTTGCATATTCATCCCATTTTGGATCATCATTATCTATAATTACATATAGATCAGCCTCAGTATTTGTATCCTTGAAAGCCTGTGCCAATCGTTCGGCATTTTCAGGCCTACCCCTACTAGGTACAACCACACACATCTTCATGGTCATAGGGTAGGGGATAGGGCTGACTTACTTCTTAGATATAAGAATTTGATATAGCGTGTCTAATTTTTCTTCAATGCGTGCCACGCGGCCTTCTAAGTTATGACGGCCATTATTATCAGGCTTTAATTCTGATAAATAATGCTTTACTAGCCATCTAACGGTAGCCACCAATGCGCCTAAAATGGTTACAGTAGATACTGCTAAAGCCGCCCAATCGTTCATGGTCATTTACTATTGATTCCAAATGACTTGTCTTTAGGATCAAAATACCTGGCCAAAGGCGCAACTAAAGCACCGGCCAAAATTGATAATTCAGGTTTAACATCTGCAACTAAAGCCAACACGGTTGTAACGGTAGCCGCCGCAAGGCTTCTTAAATATGACTTAATAATCTCTTTTTGCTTTGTGGTTAATTTCATTCTAATCCTAACTCTTTTATTTTGTTTGTAACTTGATTTTGGTTTAAAGCAATTTCAAAGTGCATATCATCTTTACGCTTCTTGTAATTGCCGCCCCAGGCTAAACCATATTTAGTTATGAGTAGGTTAATTATATTACGCTGATCCTTATTAAATGTATTTGACTTGCCCAATGGATGTTTAATTGCATTTAAGTCAATGGCTGTGCCGGATGCGTGATTACTCAAAATTCTATCTGATCCCCTGGTTTGCCTAAAAGCATAACCCCAATCATCTAGTTGGCCTTGATCTATTGGTTCAACTAATTCATGGAAATCTTTGGCAAAACTTACAAGGATTGGTGCAACGGCTTTAGCACAAGCAAACTTAATTTTTGTACCTGGCACTGCAAAAGTTTCAATGCCTAATGCTTTACGATCCTCACTAGCCGGCCAACCATTAGGGCTAGTGAGTTCTCTTATTGTTGCCATTATTTGAATGCTTATGAAAGCAACAACCGGGCTTCTTCTTGCGTAATTCCTAACTTCTTTAACAGTGCAGATTTGGCTGTTGCATCAGCCGCTTTTTTTGCTTCACGCTCTACGCGCTCCGCCTCAGCCGCTAATCTTGCAGTTTCTATATCTGCAATTTCCGCTTCTGTTAATGGCAAAACTTCTGTAATGCCTGTACTGCAATCAACTACAACCTTTGTTGGTGTATCTGACATTGTCTTTCTCCTTTGTTAAGCGTTGGATATTCCGTATAGATAAAATGATGAGCCTGATACAAAAGAACCCCAATTACAATAAACAAGTAATGAAGTTATGGCAGTTGTTGAATCAGCCATTAGTCCAGCCGTTACATTTATTTGTGAAGCATCGGCAGTTGCTGAATTGTTTTCAAAAACATTAAATAAAAAGGATGGCTTTTTTTGAATCACAGTATAGTTAGGTAAATAATACTCTAAATTGTTAAACGTATTTGATGTTGCATCAGTAGCGGGTGCTTGAAATAAATAACCATTTGCAGAGCCCAAAGTGTCTCTACCACTTGATGCAGTTGCACCATTTCCATAAAGATAAGTGTATGAAGGATCATAAGCCGAACCATTTGGCCTAATTATTGCTTCTGCATAAGGTGGTGCGTAATCAACATCATTACTTCTCACACTTATCCTTAAACATAAATCTGTAAAGGTATTCGGTATAGCAGTAAAATTATAGGATTTTGCGGCAGACGCAATTGTTTCGCCTTTGATTAGAGTATAGGTTGCCATAGTTACGCCTTTAGTATTCCATAGATTGTAGCGGTTGTGCCGACATCAAAATTACCAGCATCTGATAATAATTTAACAGTAGAAATTGCTGTGGTAGACCTATACAAATTAACTAAACTAGAAGTGATTCCACTTCCATTTTTATCAGATAAAGTATTTGATAAAATCGTTTTAAAAGTAGAACCAGCATAAGAAAATATATCTATCAAAGATAACGCAGGTATTCCACCAGCAGCACCTGAGCCACCAAAACCCATTAAAGCATTTGGGTTGGCAGTAGAACGACTTGAAACAACAGTGCTTCCATTTGCCCTGATTGCTGTGTATGAATACAAACTAGAAGTATCATTATTTAATTCTAATAAAACATTTCCATTTGAAGTAGTAAAAAATGTTACGGCTAACCTTAAATCAGTATAACTAGAACTAATGCTACTAAAAGTTATATTAGCAGCCGCACTACCTAAAGTAGTTGTAGCAATTTTCTCGTATGTGGTTGCCATATTATCCTTTGATTCCGTAAAGGGCGAAGGTTGTACCGCTACCATAATTGCCAGCAGTTGAAAGAATAGTTATTGAATTAACGGCAGAAGTTGAAAGCCATAGGGTAGAAGCCAAACTAATTGCCCCACTACCATTTGTATCCTGTCCGTTAATACCTCTAATAGTTTTGTATTTAGTAGTAGAAGCGTAATCAAGTACATCTATAATTCCTGCGTGTGGTGCTGTCGTACTGTTAGTACCCCAAGAATAAGCAAATCCTGAATATGAGCCTGTTGCATAACCAGCCGCACTTGCAGTTGAACCATTACCCTTTAATTCGTGATAAGTATAATTTGAACCTGCATCAGAGTTAAACCTAATTCTCAAACCACCAACATCTGGTTCTAAATGAAATATGCGTAGTTGTAATGAAGCGTAACTACTAGCGATTGATGAGAAAGTAACTGTGTCAGTACCGCTAGGAGTTGAACTAGCAATAGATTCGTATGAACTGGTAGAAGCCGCCGCACCACCGCTATCTAATATCCCAAGAATTAAAGACATTAGGAAATGCCACCAACAATGTACCAACTGTCGGTACTGACTTTAATCAAACTTGCCGCTTTGTATTGAGTTGTAATTACTGGACTTGTTGCCACTGCGCCGGCTGATGCAATAGTTACGCCTGCCCCTTGCGTAATAGATACAGTGCCGGCTGATCCTATTTTAATAACATTTACTACTGATCCAGTAGTCATTGCCACGCTTGAATAAGGTGGAATTGTAATTGTTGTTGCACCTGTATTTGAATAAGTAATAAGTTTATTATCACCATCAGCCAACACCAATGTATCTGAAGTAGTTGTAACGGCTCTAACGCTTAAATTAGCGATTGAGTTCATTTGAGCCGCCGTTAATACCTGACCAACGGAAAATGTTGCCATTTATCTATACTCCCTAATAAGCCAAAGAATCTGCATCTAAAATTCCATCTACGGTAGAGTCTAGCAAAAAACCTGATGCAAAAGGTTGAGCGCAAGTAAAATTTACCATAAAAGTTTTAGGGGTTATCTGATAGGTTACACCTGCAATTACGCTATCTGTAACCACATTTCCGGCAGGCAGGGTTTGTGTAACCTGTATTGGGTAAAAAATGTCTAAATTTAAAGCCGCAATAACGCGGCTAGGATCATCTTGACCATAGGCATCAACGGTTAATGAATTTAATTGTATGTTCACGCCCTGTTCTTTTCGGGAAGCAATAATCATCTGTGCTTGATTTAGGGCATCTGCATCTGTTTGCATAATGCCTGATCTAACCCGGCTATGTTGAAAATAATCATCAATGCTTGTTGTATTGCTATCAGTTTGAGCCACGCCGCCCGTTCTTGTAACGGTCACTTTGTTGATCATTTGATAATCTGAAATATCAAATTCAACCGCCTGATAGGTAATTTCACCCGAACCTGGCACATCACTAAATTTAGTTAGAGTGCCACCTGATGCAGTTATGATGTCAGCGCGTGACATAAATTTTGTATATCCGCGTTCATCTATGTAAAAAGCACCCAGGTCTGTGGCTTCTACAACCTGGCAGGCTGATAGTAATGATCGTGATGTGCCGTCATCTGCCTGTACCGTTGTGGTTGCGGTAGTAGAAATGTCACGCATACCGCCTGGCCAATCTCCGGCATCTAACAAACTTGTAATTCTTTGTGCGGTTGTTTGCCCTGCCGTACCGCCGCTAACAGATGTTAGAGTTGTTAAATTTAATAATTGGAATCCATCAACACAGTTTAAAGTAACATAGGCTGGATCAAATCCAGTTGGACTTTGATAATTCCATTCTTGTACATAAAATGAACCTAAGTTATATGTTGTGCCACTATATTCAGCCGTAAATTGAATTTTGCGCATAGGTTTAATTTTGCCGTATAAACTTGATGAAGTATTGGCAGGATTAAATTCACCGGTTTCATCAACAAATGTAATTCTTGCAGTGCCACCGGTAAAGGAATCGGCTGATCTATTGAAAGCACGGCGTATGTAACATTGAGTTACATACGGTGTTATATCCACTACATCTGCGGCGGCAGTCCCTAAAACAGAATAATCTAAAGGTGTTAAAGTATTATCCAATACAAGGGCTGGATCAAAAGATGCACCATTAGAAAAATCA